ACACACTTCGCATAAACGCACTCGCGCCTTTTTTATTTCCGCGGGTTCATATAGAACCCATTCAACAAATATCATGTGTGTTAATTCTTCAAATGTGGCGTCTTGCATTTTTGGGTTGTATAATATACAATATAGTGTCTAAATCATAATGAAAAAACATATTGGATTGGGCATTTAATAAGTATCACTGTCGCTTTCGCTGTCACTTTCATTGCGGCAATCTTGTTCGCGCACATCAATGAATGCGTTTTGTAACAAATATTCGGTGCGGCGGCGAAGGTCAGATTCGCCATTGTTGCGTTGCGCGCCCACCGAAAGTGATGCGAAATAATCCTTCGTCCACGATTTGTCTTGGCATTTTGCGGCATACCATATCCACGATTCCACATCGTCCGGTGAATTGATTGTCAATTTCCAATATAAATAAATCCCCAACATTCCGGACAATTTGCCATAAATCTTCTTTGGTTTGGCAATTCCGTGTTTGGTCATTGCGTCTTTGATGATCTTGAAATAATCTAAATACACCTGTGTGATTGTGGATTTAATTTCATTGGTAAGTGGCAAACCCAAATGGATGCCAATCCAACTGAACGAATTGCGTATTAAATGGGTGGATTTCTTTGCTATTGCGACGGTTGCGCCCATTATGTCCGACAATTTGGAACGACTTTTGCCTTTGCCGACTGGTCCAAAATACATCTCGAAATGTTCGCGCATGCTGGGGTTCACCATCAATTCATTGAATACAAATGAAACCAACGGCGAACTGCGCCGATTCCAAAATTTGTCATTGTCCGTCAGCGGTTTGCCTGCGTTGAGACGTTCAAATATTTCGGCAATCTGTTCATGCGTTGGGTTGGTTATTATTTCGCATGACAATTGGTAATCCAAGAATGTGCTGCGCTCGTCTTCAGAGAGTTCGGTGTAATATTTGTCATTACAAGAGAACTCGCCCAATATGTAGTTTTGAATTGTCGTGAGACGTTGTTGTCCGTCTTGGACAAATCGCACTGGTTTGCCATCGACCATTTCGTCCGTAAATACAAATGTGGGCATTGGATAATTTGACAAGATGGTGTGTATTAATTGCTGTTGCTGTTGCAGAACCCAGACGTAAAACCGTTGATGTTCTGGTATGCGTATTTTTGCCGTTGTGGCGGAATTGGTGCGGACCGGTTCAAACATGGATTTTGTTGTGTCGGCGCGTCTTCCCAATAAAGTTTTAATGTCGATGCCGCGATTGATTCTGTCCAAAGGGACTTCGACGTCAGTTCTTGAAATGGTGGTGGTCATATTTAATGGTGTTGTTATTTTGTTTGTATGATTTTTGGTATTTCAAAAAGTGGGATCAATTTTCAAACTGATTTTGCGTCCAGCAATTCCTGTATTTTTGCCCTTAGCATTTTGTTTTCGTGGAGCAATTGGTGAATGTTCATGAGCGTGTTTGCCCTTGGTATAGGATTCGGATTCACCTTCATTAACCATGTTTCGATGGACCCGTCGAAATTGGGGTGATTTAATTTATATGTGCCGAATTTTTCCAACGATTGTGTAATTTCGATGTCCCACGAGTGATTGGTTTCAAGGTAGACGCGCGCCTGTTGAAATTCGAAATCCCAAGTCCCGGGGGGATCATACGTGATTACTTCAAAATCCACGCGATAGACCTTTCCGAGATTGTGTTTCCAAAATACATTGATTATCATATCCTCTGTGAAACATCGTCGGATGCTGGGGATATAGAGACTGGTGGTTGATAAAGATGTCATTGTTTTGGTGGTTGATAAAGATGACTTTTGTTTTTTGTTTATTGATGCTTGAATGATCAAGGATCAATTTTAAGGGGAACCAAGGTTCCCCTTGGACCCCTCCTTTTATTTTTACAATTGGAGTTCCTAATAAAGGGAAAGGTCTGAGGAAAACCGTAGGTTTGCCTTAAAGGAGGGATCATAAGGGAACCTTGGTTCCCTTAGAGGAAGGTTCTAAAGGAAACCATGGGTTTCCTTTATGCGTACATAGAACACAACACGCTCTGGTTAATGGTCTCCTCATTCTTCACAAGGATATCCACATCCTTCCTCGTCAAAGTATAAGGAAACGACACTTGCAGTCCCATCTCCTTCTCAAATAGTGCCGTGCCCGACTTCACCAATCGATACAAATTCAACTTTGTATGAATAATCTCCAAGCACCGCTTCAAATTGCGCACGCCTGCCTCGCCCTTCGCCTGATTCGAAATAATGTGCGACAACACCTCATCTGTAATGATAACCTCATCCTCTTTGAATCCGACCTGCTCCCTGATCTTTGGCAACATGTAATTTCGCGCAATGATCTGTTTCTCCTTCAAATCATAACCCTTTGTCTGAATTCGATACATGCGGTCCTTCAAAATAGGGTTCACCAAACTCTCGTCGTTGTAACTGAAAATAAACAAGCACTTACTCAAATCGAAATCCAACTCGGAGAAATACTTGTCTCGGAACTGACTATTCTGTGTAGTATCCGTCAAATGCGTCAGCAAACTGATGATCTCCTGCCCGCGCGCCGTATCACTCACCTTGTCCAATTCGTCGAAATAAATCACCGGATTCATACACTTGCTGTCCATCAAGATCTGTACAATCTTGCCATAGGTGCTGCCTTCATATGTGTAGGAATGCCCCTCCAAGAAACTGCTGTCGCCGCATCCGCCGAGGGCAATAAAGGCGAACTCGCGCCCCAAAATCTTGCTAACACCATCTTTTATGAGCGACGTCTTACCAGTGCCGGGAGGACCCTTCACAGCAATCGCCGTACCGAGTGATGATGGGTTCGATATCCATTGCCCCACCATTTGCATAATCTGCATCTTGGCATCATTGAGACCATAGACGCAATCATCCAACTGTTTCTTGGCGTTCACCACAAAGTCACTACACTTGTCGATGCCGTCATTGATGTTGATGGTGATGTTCTTGTATCTGCCAAAAGGGATGCGCATGAAACTGTCCACCCAATTCTTCAACTTGTAATACTCTGACTCGCCGGGTTCCATTACAGACAATTGGTTGAGACGCTGCATCGCCATTGCCTTAATATTGGACGGCAAATTCGATTGTAACAAGGTCAATTTGTAGGGTTTCTCCACGTAGATTTTGTCGTTCAACTCGCGCAAATCGTGCATCACCTTCAATTGCTCCTTGTTGGATAACTTGTTTTTGAAATACCCGAGATCGTCGGTGTTTTCGGGGATATCCGTCTCAATGAGCAACTCTTCGAAATTGCGGACATTCTTAGATCGCGCGTGTTTTATTAGTTTTTTCACAGTGTGGTCGCACTGCTCGAGCGCCTTCTTGATAATCTTGTTTTTGGGATTTGTGCGATGTTTCTCATACAGGACCTTCTTCAATTCGACGATTTCTTTGTATTTGTCCTCAATGTCAATGTCGGTGGAAACCTTTTCCTTCTCCTTTTTATCCGCGGTTTTCTGTTTTTTGGGGGTTGTTGGAACCGAGTTTAAACCGGATGATACCAAGTTGTCAAATGATGGTGACAATGGCATTCCAACGGGTTCGTAGGATTCGCGCATGAATGTCTTTTCGTCCTCCAGAGTGTATTCTTCGTCTTTAGATAAATCGGAAGCAACCCTGTTTTTGAGTCCTCCCTCGTTACCACCAATGGTAAGCGTTATCTTGAAATTCTTGTCGTCTACATATTCTACCTCATCGTCCTCTTCCTCATCGTCATCCTCTTCCTGTGACACGTCTGATTCCTCTTCCTCTTCCTCTTCCTCATCTTCGTCGACAGTCTCATATTCGGACTCTTCTTCAGATTCCTCGGATTCCTCTTCGCGTCTCTTGGATTTCTTATGATTCTTTTTTGATTTTTCCTTTTTGTGAGACTTGTGTGATTTCTTTGACGACTTGTGTTTGGACTTTTTACTAGAAACGTGGTTGTCCATTTTCTCCTTGGTATATTTGGAAGGAAACAATTTATGCAAGGTCTTGTGTAGTTCCTCCATCGAATCCTGGTCCGATTCCTCGGATTCAATAGAGGATTCTTCGTATTCTTCATATTCCTCCGATTCTTCGGATTCCTCTATTTGTTTTGGTCGAAGTCGGTTCTTTGATTTTTTAGATGACTTGCCCTTTTTCTTCTTCTTTCCATCATCCGATTCGTTGTATGAACTGCTTGTGGATTCGTAAATGTATGTACTGTCGGATTCGTCATCACTACTCTCAGTGTCACTGCTGTCACTGTCGGGTTTATTGCGACGCAAATTGAATTTGGATGATGACTTTGACTTTGGCATTGGATGTAATATTATGCTAGTCTTCTATAATTTGTTTTGAAATGTTATTTTTGAGGGCATAATTGTCTTTGTTTTGATGTGTTTGGCAACCGAAAAATTGATTCCAAAAATGTTGTTCTGTCAAATCAATATAAATAATAACCCATATATATTATAGCAACTCTCGAAAAATGTCAGGTTCAAAACAACATACGTCAAGCGTTCACTTTAAGAATCCCTCCAGAATCATCGGGATTCAATTCGGGATGTTGTCTCCCGAAGAGATACGCAAAGGTGTAGTTGAAGTTGTCTCAAAGGATACTTATATTAACAACAAAGAGGTCCCCGGTGGTCTATTTGACCCCCGAATGGGTGTTTTAGGACACGGTCCCGTTTGCCCCACCGACGGTCTCACTCACATCAACACCCCCGGATACTTCGGATACATTGAATTGGCGCGCCCCGTCTTCTTCATCCAACATATCAAGGACATCATGTCCATTCTCAAATGCGTCTGTTTCAAATGTAGTCAACTGCTTATCAGCAAGGACGAACACAAGCATATTGCCAACTTGAAGGCGTCGGCGCGTTGGGATTACGTTTACAGCAAGTGCTCCGGAATCCGACGTTGCGGCGAAGCAACCGAGTTGGGTTGCGGATGTAAGCAACCCGACAAAATCAAGTTGGAAGAGATGGCAACCATTGTTGCTGTGTGGGACAATTTGGAAAAGGCAGAGGACGCCACACCGGAAGAAATCGCGGCAATTCGCGAGGCAGGCAAAACCCAATTCACTATGCGTTTCACTGCCGAAATCGTCCTCAAGATATTCAAGCGCATCTCCGACGAGGACGTCCAGTTTATGGGATTCAGTCCCATGTGGTCGCGACCCGATTGGATGGTCTGCCAAGTACTTCCTGTTGCTCCCCCGTCGGTGCGACCTTCTGTAAAACAGGATGCGAATCAGCGCAGCGAGGATGACTTGACACACATTTATGGACACATCATCAAGACCAACAAGGATTTGGAGGACCGCGTTCAAAACAATGCCGCGCCGCATGTAATTGACGGTCTTACCAAGGTTCTACAATATTTTGTGGCGATGATTGCGAACAATAAAGTGAAGGGCGCGGTGCCGATGGCGCAGCGATCGGGCAGACCATTACAGTGTATTACTGACCGCCTCAATAGCAAGAATGGTCGTATCCGAGGCAACTTGATGGGCAAGCGCGTGGATTTCAGCGCGCGTTCCGTAATTACAGGTGACCCCAATTTGTCGGCAAGACAGTTAGGTGTTCCTAAGAAAGTGGCGATGAACTTGACCAAACCAGTTGTTGTAAATGACCGCAATCGCAATTTCTTGACCATGTTGGTTCAGAATGGTCCGGATGTGTATCCGGGCGCCAAAAACTATGAGAAGCGAAATGGAGATACCATTTCTCTCAGAAACCGAGACCGAATGTCGATTCGTCTCGAAAATGGGGATATCGTCCACAGACATATGATGGACGGCGATCCGGTTCTCTTTAACAGACAACCGAGTTTGCACAGAATGAGTATGATGTGTCATATTGCGAAAATCATGCAGAGGGGGGACACCTTTCGCATGAACGTTTCAGACACAAAACCGTACAATGCTGACTTCGATGGTGATAAATCTTGTCGCCAACAAGGGACTGCCTGTTAAGTTGTGGTTGAACTTAATGGGGAAAACAGTGTAAGATACCACTTGTTCATTGTGTTTGCATAGACACAATGGATAAATATAATCCCTTAGTCATTTGATTAAATAATATAGAATATATGTGCTCTAAAATATATAGAATGATACTTGATAAAAATGAATTTGATAAAGTTATTGGAGAAATTTACAAAATTACAAATGTGGTGAATAACCATGTTTATATTGGACAAACTAGGAGTCATCGTTTGAATAAAAATAAATACAGACCATTTGGTTATATGGGTCGATTCAAAGACCATGTAAATGAATGCAATTCAAACAAAAAGAATATATGTAGGTATTTGAATTCTGCCATAAATAAATATGGTGTTGACAATTTCAAATGTGAAAAAATACTTGAATGCGCAATTGATAAACTGGATGAAAATGAAATCAAATATATAAAGGATTGTGGTTCACTGTTTCCAAATGGATATAATTTGACAGAGGGCGGAAAAACTTGCAAACATTGTAAAATGAATGCGGAGGATATTTCCAAACCCCCTGTTGTAAATAAAATTCCAAATGGGAATATGGAAAAAAGTGAACACACAAAAATGATGATTTCAAAAGGTTTAAAGGACGCAAAACAAGATGTTTCACATAGAAATATGATGATGAAATTGACTCAGACTCAACATCAACAACAAAAATATGAAAAATTCAAATATGTGCAGATTGATGAATCCAATATAGAAAAATATATACACATTACAAATAACAATACACTCAATTATCAATATAGAAAAATATAT